TCTTTGATGTCCCCAATTTGTGGAGCCCATCAACCCCGCCGTTTTGGTTCAAGGTTGATGGGTTTTTTGTTGCCTGAAATTCATCCTTCATCAAATCAACGACTTACATAAACACTTTCCTATACATGGCGACAAAGTGGCGGCAGCGCTTTTGCTATGGCGACAACAAGCAATAAAAAACCCGCCAGCGGCGGGTCAGTATCAGTAAGCTAATTGTTCCTGCATTCCTTTCGGATGAGGTGGTGCGGCGCTGATCTTTTGCGGACGGCGCACCGAGCGGACAAACGTTTCATGCGTCACGAACGTATGCCCGCACTCAATGTTAGTGCACTGGTTGTATCGTTCTTTGGTTTCACTGGAAACCTGAAAGCTACTGCGTGTATGCGCGGCCTGGCCGCACATCGGACAATTCATCATTTGGTTCAGCCCTCACTCTTAACCATTTCGCAATAATGATACATTATTGTTCTCAATTTGGAACTAATCATTCAATTTCGAACTCATCAAATTTCACTTCGAGATCCAGACTGGTCGTAAATCCGTTATCTGGGCTGACCGTATGTGTCAGTGTGGTGATAGTCCACTGTGCATCGTCAATGGGCTGCTTGAAGCCGCTCACCTTCAACGGGATTTCCGTATAAAGATCTGCCCGACCTTCTGCGAGCTGCAGGGAAAACGAAGCTACTCCGCGCTGCAGGCGTTCCCACTGCATTTTTGCAGCCCGTTCAGCATTAGCCCTGTTTGCATAGGTCCGGTTGAGTACCAGCACATTTTCATCCGTCCCCACCAGGTAATCCCCCGATTTCGCCTCCGGCTCCTTTGGTTTCGTGGTCTTCCTGCGGCGGCGCTTAACTTTCGTCGTCTCCTTTTTCTTTGTTCCCGGGTGTGCAGCCAGCTGGCAATGACGCCGGTATAAGCGCCACGATCTGTCAGGGTAAAACGGTGGCCGTCACCCTCCTTTCGCGTGATGGTTACAACAAGCAGCGGCTTTCCGCTTGCCGTTCTCCCCTGCCCCTGCCGGATAAATAACAGGTTGCCGCTTTTGACTGACGCTATAGCACCGTACTGGCGCGCCAGTTTCATCATAAAGCTCGCGTCGCTTTCGTTCGTCTGGTCCAAGTGATCCAGCGACAGGCCTGACAGGTCCTGCCCTAATGCTATTTTGAGATTATGGCGGGTGGCGATTTCCCTGATAACGTCCCCCACGGTTGTCTGATGCCATGACTTTTCACGGCGGATATTCAGGGTTGCCCGGAAATCAGCACTGCGGGCGCGAATCGTGAGGCGATCAGGTGCCCCGCTGTGCTCAATTTCATCGACGGTAAACGCCCCTTTAGGGAAAAGCGGCTGGCCTTCCCACCCCAGCGCAAATTGAATAACCGCACCACGACGCGGCAGGACAATCTGCCCGTCCGCGTCATCCAGTTCCAGATCAAGCTGGTCCGCTTCAAAGCCCCGGTTATCGGTGAGCGTCACGCTCATCAGGCGCTTGTCCAGTGTTGTTGTTACGTCCTTACCTTCGATGACGATGTTAAAGGCCGGACTTTTGCCGTACAGGCTGAGGAGTTCATAATTGAAATTCACTGCAGCAGTCCTCCAACCGTATTAGTAATATTCCCTATCGCGGACGATACAGAGTCTTTCAGGTTACTGAGCTGGTCACTCAGGCTACCGAACATATTGGACAGCGATTCATCCACCCGTTTGAGCGTCAGCGTGAACTCAATCCGCCGCGCCATCCCGCTTTCGAAAAACTCCGTCTTTGTCTGGTTCAGGTTCTCGATCACGAACATGCCATAAATAGTCCCGCTCCCCTCAATCAGCGGCCATGCCTTGCCCTGTTCTGCCATCTGCTCCAGCGCCAGCAGTGACAGCCTGCCGCCGGTAATTTCCGGCAGCAGGACACCGGAAAGCGTCAGCGAATCGTTATCCGGGCCAAGAAACTGCGTTGACGGACGGCGATTGATGCGGCTGTTCACCGCGTGCCGCCAGTTGCGCTGATACTGAAGTTCCTGATAAGGCACCGTGCGCAGCATGAAAACGTGTAGCCCCAGCACCATCATCATGATTCATATCCCCCCTGGTCACTGTAATTGCTGCGCGCCTTCGCGCGGGTGCGGCGTTCGCGCTCGTCGAGCTGGCGGGCAACTTCGCGCGCAATATCCTGCGGGTTCCAGATTGCCGCCCAGGCTCAGCACCACCACTTGTTCATCCGGGGACGGACACCACCAGGTGCGACCGCCTCCGGCACGGAGTGTCAGCCAGTTAATCCAGTTAGTTTCAAGCTCACCGACCTTCACCCGGCACAGCCAGTTCTCCCGGTCCACTTCAGTCACGGTCCCGGTGCGGATCAGGTTGGTGATAAGGCGCATGATTTCGGTAAGTTGTGCGTTCATCGGCTCCCCTTTTTGATGAACTATATTTCTTTTCAGTTTATATTTATCGGCTACGGCATTGTTTCAGTGATGACACAAGAGGATTTATGCTTACAGCTATTAACGAAATATCTATTCCGATCCCATATACAGAAAAAAAGGCTGAGTTACTTCTTGATGGGAAAAATTTAATAATTACTGGTGGAAATGGAAGTGGTAAAACCAGTTTCATAACCTCCATATATAATTTTCTAAAAGATGGCATTAGCGATCAAAATAATAATAATTTAGATCATCTAAATCAAATGCTTCGCCATCACCAACAACAAATTAAACAGGGCGGAAGAGATAGTGGGGGTTACCAATATCACTCACAACAAGCAAGTGCGGTTGAGAATAGAATTCAACAATTAACAAACTTCAGAATTCAAACGATATCCAAAGAGCATAATGACACACGCTCTTTACTTCGCTTTCATAAAGCGCTGCGTGAGGCCACAATTTCGCCTCCGGATTCCGTCCCTAGATTGTCATCCTTGAAAAGAGATAATGCTCATTTTCACAACGAACAGGACGGCGATAATATTTTTGAAAACTATCTCGTCAGTCTTAAAACCACTCAGAGCTATGCAATGTCTTTTGATAAAGATCTTATCAAATCTGAGAATATTCAGAAGTGGTTTGACAAGATAGAGTATGATATGCGTGGGCTTTTTGAAGATGACAGCTTATGTTTAAAATTTGACAGTGATGAAGGCAAGTTTTTTATATTCCAAAATGGTAAAGATAAATTTACCTTTCAGACACTTTCCTCTGGTTATTCCTCCATATTAAGAATCTACGCTGATTTAATAATGCGTGTAGAAATGTGGGATTTAACGCCTAATAGCATTGAGGGTATAATCTTCATAGATGAAATTGATGCGCATTTACACGTTTCATTACAAAAACAAATCTTTCGTTTTTTTACAACTGCATTTCCAAAAATACAATTTATCGTTACAACTCACTCACCCTTTGTAGTAGCATCAGTGACTGATGCAATTATTTATGACTTATCAAGCAATCAGCAGATTATTGATGTATCTTCATATTCCTACAGTATAATACTTAAAGAATTATTCGGCGTAGATCCGATATCTAAAGTACTTTCTGATAAACTCGAAGAAATAGAAGACATTATCAACAATATAAATAATGACAATATAAAACATGCGGATCAATTAATAACATCGCTAGCCTCACTAGAGGAGTCCATGGATAGCGATGCAAGTGCATTTGTAGATTTTGCTAAAATGCAAATTCTTAAATACAAAAAAGAAAATCCACAGGAGAAATAATGTTCAAGGTTAATAGGACATATCCTGCACCGATATCTTTATCGAAAATGGTGAATTACGATGGCGCAGATGTACATGATGCGCTACAGTCATGCTTTTTCAGTAAATGCTATATTTGTGAGACAAAATCACCTTTAGATATTAATATTGAACACTTCAAACCTAAAGGTAATGATAATAAAAGAACTTACGACTGGGATAATTTATATTTATCCTGCTCTCGCTGCAACAATATAAAATTATCAAAATACGATAACTTATTAGATTGTTGCAAAGAAAAAGTATGGGATCGTATAAAACTTCTTCCTGGATTTTCTTCTCGCCCCAAAAAGGTTACTGTCAAAGCCTTGTTTGATGATGAGAAAACGAAAATAACAGCTGAACTTCTTGATAAAGTATATAACAGCGACCATACAATCAGTAAAAGATTAACCTCTGCTGCGCTTCGTTCCCAAATAACAAAAGCAACACAAAAACTCATAAAAAACATTAATGAATATTATGAGGAAGATACACCTCTACAGCAAAAAGAATTATCAATTGAAAAGATGAAAATGTTAATTAGACGAGAGGCAGCCTATTCTTCATTTTGTAGATGGATTATTATGGAAGATGATGAATTAAGTATAATACTCGAACCATTTATGGACTAATAAATCAACGATGCGGCGCTGTCGCATCGTTATCCCAATCATGATAACAATATATTTTTTGTCATGTCTTCTATTTTCCTGTTTACTCCCAACAATCCTCGTTCAGCATATCGCACCTCAGGTCCCTTCCGGCTTACACGATCACGTAAGCCGTAATGATGTACCCGCGCAATCCGCTGTACCTGTCCGGCAAACTGCACACTGGCAGAATCCGCACTGGCAGCGGTTTTCAGGTCTTTTGTGGTGCGAAGTTTTGCAAACATCTGGCGCTTGATGCGCCCCTTCTTGCTGCGGGCCGTTACCCGGCGCGGCTCGTAGCCGCTCCCGTCCGGGTTTCGCTGCAGCCTGATATTCTGCTGCTGACTGCGGCGCAATTCCTGCGCCAGCTGACGCATCATGCGGCTGCGTGCGGCAGGCTCCAGATTTGCCAGCAACGCCGCCAGCCAGTCATCAACCCTCTGCAGATCACCCATGCTTCACCGTCCACATTTCTTCCGATACGTCCGGTTCTGGCACCGCCTCAACGCTCGACACGCCCCCGTCGGCGCTGACCAGTACGCGCTCCGTCAGCTGCAGGTTCAGGCTGATATCGCACACATCATTGCGCAAAATATCCACGTCAAAGGTAAACAGCCTTTCGCGCAGCTCAGGGTTATTGATTGCATCCGGCTGATTGGCAGTCAGCCAAAGCAGAACGGGAGCCATCAGCAGATTCTGGTCCCCGCTGAAATCCTCGATCACCACGTTCAGGGTGTAGCGGTACTCCCATGACATGGAGCTGGCCCCGGTTGCCACCAGTGAGCCGTTATCCTCAAACAGGTGCAGTTTGTCCGGGTTATTGCGGACATACGGCACCGCCTTATTCAGGGCGCTGCGTAAAGACTGCGGCTTGTTCACTGTCTCGCTCCTGACACGCAATATCGAGTCCACTTTGTCAGCACACGCCGCCCAGGCGGTCTCCGTTTCATCCAGCACCGCATGCAGATCGCCGTTACTGCGCGACGCTGACCTTTCCAGGCGGCGCAGCGTCACTCTGGGACAACGACTCACGGTAAGCTGCACCTCCGGCGAGGGCCAGACGTTCCCGCAGTCGAATAATGCCAGCAGGCAAAGGAGTATTGGTCCAGCGGCGCATCAGCATAAGCATTCAGCTTCGGCGATCCGATTTCGGTACTGGAACGCCGCGAGCTGCTGGATTACGTGGAGTGCGTGCAGATGGACCGCTGGTACGAGCCGCCAGTGAGTTTTGATGGGCCGACTCGCACCTATTGCGCGGCCGTGCATCACAGCTCACCAATTGCAGTGGCTAACAGGTATCTGCGGGACACGTATCCTGCCGATTGGATTATCCAGTGCGCCCTCGAAACTGGTATGTCTATCAATTTGTTAACTACTAGGCAGAATCTTAAGCAAAGCTTGAAAACAGCGACTACTGAAGAACTGGTGCAGTTTACTTTCACTGCTGGCAAAATGGTTGACGATAGTTTTTGCGTTTTTGATTTATCATTTCTTACTACCAATCTTTCATCCCCGAGTGTTGTTCGTAATGGCCGTACCACAACATCTGTGAATGAAAATTCACCGAAGTGTTAGATGGGCACTGGTTGATCAATATTGATGTAACCTATTCCGTTAGACTGATTACAAGACTGCCGTAAGGCATGATTAAAATCTCTACTGCAGAAAATAGTTTTGATTGTGCTTTCTTAGATATAGAAATTATTGCATGTATAAGAAGCACAACAATTTCACACTGATTCAGTAAAAGGATTTAGAAATGAATTTGTTTCTTGTTGTAGTTTTGCTGTTGGCCTTACTCGCTCCCATCCTGGGTGTCATTATGCTCAAGAAGAGCAAACAACATAAGATCGAGATCGGGGCACTTAATGATCGCAAAATAGCTCTTTCGAATGCATTGAATGAAAGCCAAGAACAATTAGCAAACGCTATACGAGAGCACTCTGAGTTGGAAGGCAGGGCTGCTCCTTTGTGGCAATATGAAGAACTGCACAGTGCGGTTCTGGATGCACAAAAGACGATAAAAACAGCAGACTCGACTGCTAACAGCACAGTGAATGAAGCACAACTTAAAGCTTCCAGAATCGTTTTAGAAGCAAATAATCAAGCCCGACTAACGATAAGTAATGCCAACAACGAAGCAGTTGTGATAACTAAAGATGCTCGCGATGCACGTTCAAAAGCCAAGGAACGATTGGATAACGCCAATAGTAGGGCCGATGAGCTAATCTCCAATGCTAATGATAATGCAATAAAAATAGTCGCTGATGCAGAGAGCAGAGCAAAAGAAATCGCCGGCTCTGCATATGAAGCGAAAGAATTTGCAGAAACCTACCAAGCTGTAGCCAAATCAATGAAAAATAAAATTGAAGGGTACGGTGATGAATGGATTGTTCCAAACCGAAGCGTTCTGGATGAACTTGCAGAGAATTATGAATTTACTGATGCAGGCAGAGAACTCCAGAAAGCCAGAGAGTTAACAAAATCTCTAATCAACACGAGCAAAGCGGCAAGTTGTGATTATGTCGAACCTAATAGACGTAACACTGCAATAAAATTTATATTAGATGCGTTCAATGGAAAAGTTGATAGTACACTTTCTAAAATCAAACATAACAATTACGGTAAACTTTCCCAAGAAATTAAAGATGCATTCCAGCTTGTGAATTATAACGGCTCAGCTTTTAGGTCGGCGAAGATCACTGATATATACTTACAGGCCCGACTCAACGAACTGAAATGGGGCGTTGCAGTTAATGAAATCATGCTCGAAGAAAAAGAAGAACAAAGGCGCATCAAAGAGCAGTTGCGTGAAGAAGAAAAAGCACGTCGAGAATATGAAAGAGCGATAAAAGAAGCCGAGAAAGAAGAGAAAACAATTCAGCAAGCTATAGACAAGGCGACTAAAGAACTGATGCTTGCAGGTGAAGAGCAACGACTCGCTCTTGAGCAGAAACTGGCTGAATTACAAATTAAATTTGAAGAGGCTGAGGCCAAAAACCAACGAGCCATTTCGATGGCACAGCAAACACGCTCAGGTCATGTTTATGTTATTAGTAATATAGGTTCGTTTGGTGAGGATGTATACAAAATAGGGATGACGCGTCGCCTTGAACCTTTAGACCGAGTTCGTGAACTTGGTGATGCCAGTGTTCCATTCGCCTTCGATGTTCATGCAATGATCTATAGTGATGATGCACCATCATTAGAGAATCACTTACATAAAGTGTTTAATGAAAAACAAGTTAACAAGGTTAATTCTCGGAAAGAATTTTTCAAAGTCGGCATTAAAGATATTAAATCCACTGTATCCAATATGAATATCGATGCGCATTGGACTATGTTTGCCGATGCCAAGGAATATAGGGAATCTCTGGCAATTGAAAATGAACGCACAACAATGCAGGTCGCAAACGATGAACTTGTTGTTGCCTGACATGGGTGATTTCACGTAATTATACTTTGCCCCCTATTTATATATACAGCTCAATTCAGCCCTCAGACATGAGGGCTTTTTTATGGCAGCAAGAAAACTCACCACCGGAAAATGGATCTGTGAATGCTACTCAGCCGAACGCTTTGGACGGCGCGTACGCAAGCAGTTTTTCCACCAAAGGAGAAGCGCTAGCTTTTGAGCGTCACACGATGGATGAGGGAGGGCTAGGCCTTCGCTGGGTGAAACGACAGACCGTCGGACTATTAAAGACGTAGTTAGACTCTGGTTCAAACTGTATGGCAAATCCCTCACCGCAGGCGAGCATGTTTACAATAAGCTGGTCCTGATGGTCGATGCACTCGGAGACCCTCTCGCTACAGATCTCAGCTCGAAATTGTTCGCACATTATCGTGACAAACGCTTGACCGGTGAAATCTACTTTAGCAAGAAATGGAAGAAAGGAGCCACCCCGGTCACGATCAATCTGGAGTAAAGCTATCTGAGTGGCGTTTTTAGCGTACTGGCCCGACTCGGAGAATGGGCAGCACCGAACCCGCTGATGAACATGCGCAAGTCACCATTGCCGAAAAAGAAATGGCCTGGCTGACGCATGAGCAGATCACAGAACTTCTGTACGACTGCCAACGCCAAAGCACCCGCTCTCTTTGGTCGTCAAAATCTGCTTGAGTACCCGAGCATGCTGGCGCGAAGCGGTGAACCTCACCTGCTCCTGGGTCACAAAGTACCGAATCACGTTCGTCAGGACCAAAGGCAAAAAGAACCGAAGCATTCCGATTAGCAAGGAGCTTTACGAGGAAATCATTGTCCTGGACGGCTTCAAGTTCTTTACTGACTGCTACTTCCAGTTTTTATCAGTGATGTAGAAAGCCTCCATCCTGCTTCCTAGCAGGCAACTAACCCAAATTTTTCGTCATACGTTCGCAGCACATTTTTATGATGTCGGGCGGTAACATCTTGGCTCTGTAGAAAATCCTTGAGCATCACGACATAAAAATGACCATGCGCTACGCGCACTTAGCACCTGACCATCTCGAACCAGTACTGCGTTTTAATCCCCTGGCAACATTACCAATGGTACCAACAAACTTTGATATGACCCGGATATTGGATGCTCATCCTGTACCAGCTCATTAAAAATTATTCACGGAATCATTGAGTCATCTAGAGCGTGATCAATATCACACAATATTGGTTGGTAAATAATTACTGCTCACACTCCATAGAGACTGAGAAATGAACTTCAAAAAATTAATGATGATCGGCTTTACCGTGGCAGTTTTAGCAAGCTGTACTACTGGTGAAAAAATTCACAATGTTCAGGTTGGCATGACAAAACAACAAGTAATTGATTTACTTGGAACCCCTGATGGTGATGCAGTTAAAGGTAACAGCGAACAAATCCAGTACAGCAATCGGTTAACATCTGGTTGGGGATGGGATAAAGGTGATTACTACGTTACCTTTGAAAACGGGAAAGTCGTCTCTTATGGAAGCGGTGAAATCCGTAGTGCAGGCGCTCCCGTCAAAGGTGTTGTGGTATTTTAATAAGCCCACTCTCAGAATATTAGTTTAAAGGTTAGTGGCGACAAAGTGGCGGAATCGGTTGGCATTGCTCTTTAATCGCCACTCTTTACCACTAACCTAACTTGTTAATTAACTTGCAAGTCATTGTTTCCACCAACCCATTTACATAAATGTTTTTTTTGTTGCCTGCCATCAAGATAATAAAACATCCTGTGAGCCCCCTCCCCTCTCAGATCCCCCATTTAAGTGTTACGCTTAATACCTGACCCCCACTCCTCCCCGAGCCAAAGGAGCAACAATGCTCGCGTTGTACAACACATTGATCGTGC